TGATGACACGATGGTCTATTCGTGATTTGACAGCAAAAGTTTTGCAAAAACAGAGTGAAAAAGGCGCTGATAAGTGGGAAATCGTGGAATTTCCTGCAATTATGCCGTCTGGCAAGTCTTTATGGCCTGAATTTTGGACTTTAGATGAATTAGAGGGCGTAAAAGCCTCAATTCCTGTGTCTAAATGGAATGCGCAGTATATGCAGAACCCTACGGCTGAAGAGGGTGCGATTATTAAGCGTGAATGGTGGAATTTGTGGGAAAAAGACGAACCACCCAACTGTAGTTACGTTATTCAGAGTTATGACACGGCATTTAGCAAGTCTGACAGGGCTGACTACAGCGCAATTACAACTTGGGGGGTCTTTCACAGGGAGGAAACTGGTGAAGATCACATTGTTTTGCTTGACGCTGTTAGAGGGCGTTGGGAGTTTCCAGAGTTAAAAACTGCTGCACATGAGTTGTGGGAAGAGTTCGATCCTGATATGATACTTATAGAACAAAAAGGATCTGGTATGCCGTTGACACAGGAATTA